ATAATGCTTAATGCTCTCTACAGATGTCGTCTGTGGCGTTGCCGTACAATGCACGGCTAAATACTTTATTTCTCTCATTATTATTGGTTTTAACCTACACTAATGCAGCAACATATTTCTTCCCTAGAGGCACTGCAATAAAATAGTGTCGGTAGTTAAGAAGGTTCGCTTGGTTCTCTGGACTTTTACCCGCTTCAGAGAAATACTGTTTAGTAAGTCCTGTTTTCTTTCTGACATTGTCTACTACGAAGCATACAGAAGCTGGTTTATCACCGCTTGCTGGTACCGAACCAAAAGGTTTTTTGGTAGTTCCTGTATAATGAGGACTCGCGATGTACTTCTTGATTTCAAAGCCAGCGATTACAGGAGAAAGCTCTCCATTTTTATAATTGATAAGCTGATCACCGAAATTCTTTCTGTCCTTTAAAAGAGCATTCCAATGCTTATTACAAAGCACTAATCTTCGTCCTTCTTCTGGCCATTCAAGTTCATCACACTTGTCTTTCAGTGCTACCAAATCCTCGTAGGTACACTCCGCTCCTGCTAGCTGTAATACAGGTGTTTTTGCTGCGTCAGTATCAGGAGCTAGGGCGTGAAGGGCTTTCTTGTATTTCTTTGCATTGATAGAGTTGGTGTGTGATTTAGTCACTGCATCTATCTTGTCATAAGAAGCCCCAATAATCTGGTCATCCGTTACTTTTGTAGCTTTAGTTTGGTATTTGTCCAACTTCACAATTACCGTGTCATCAGTGAAATCCTGCACTGCGATAGGGTAAGTTTGGTTGTTGATCAAAACTTCGGGATTAAACTCAGAAGTAGGAATATGAATGATATTCTCTTCTCCCATTTCGCTTACATCCCCGTCTAATTCGCTGACTCCATCCAAGAAGTCTGCTGTTGCTCCGTTTTCAAGGGTTTGTCTTACTCGACTTTCCCATATTTCTGGAAAATTCTTTGGCATTTCTTTCTTTTTTTTAAATGATTAAACAATAATTAAAAGGTCTTTAAAAGCTCTTTATAAGCATCTGGGTTTGCTGCTTTAAAAGCTAGCTGCTCATCAAGGCTCAATTTTTGGAAGTCCTCCATCGTAGCCACAGCACTAGTTCCTGCTGGTGTCTTTACTCCTGCACTGAAATTTTGTTTTGCTGGCAGGGAATCCAAGGTTGATTTAGCTAAATCAAAATTCTGTGCTGCAAGGTCAGCAAAAGTTTGGCGCTTGTCTGCTGTGATTTTCCCACAAGCAACAGCTTCGTCCAGCATCTTGTTCGTTGCTGTGAGTTTGGCTTCTTTTTCTTTCTCTACAAAAGCATTTACTTTTTCCTCTGATAAAGCTAATTGTGCTTTCAGACCGTTTCGCTCTTCTTGCAGTTTCAATATTGCTGTATTGATCTGCTCCTGTTCCGCCTCTTCTGTCTGTCCATCAAAACCTAATGCGACAAAGGCTAATTGTGATAATTTCAATTTCATTTTATGGTTGAATTTTGGTTTATAATATTCTTGATTCTGTTTTATTGAAAGACAAAGGGCTATTATATCGGTTTCAGAAATTTCTTCTCCGTCCATCATCAGTCTTAATGCTCCCGCATTGCTTGGAATAGCAACAATAGAAGCCTCATGCAGACTACATTTTTCTAAAACCAGCTCTCCATCTTGATAGGAGAAATCCTTTTTGCTGAAAGAAATCCCCATACTAGCACCTTTGATTATTCCTCTTTCTACTTTTCCTGCTATAGTTTTAGCGTTTTCGTCCTCCATATCAAAGTCCGTATCAGCAGAAAGTTTTCCGTTTTCTGCCTTTATCTCTGTCCATTTTCCGATGACAGAAAGATTGGAGGGATTATGTCCATCAAGCATTACAGGATTAGCCTCAAATCTTTTAAGGTCTATCCCTGCTGTTTTAATCTTGAACCCATAGGAGTTCGTTACATTTTCATCATTAAGTATGAATCTTGGCATTTTTATTTGAGTTTTAACGAGGCAAATTTGGGGGCTTTATCTATGAAAAAAAAGAAGTTGTCTGATGAGTAAACAACTCTGTATAAACAAAATACGAATGTGTCCAACCTTTGGACTTTTCTTTTTTTCAGCAGAGAAATAAAGGGAATTTTGCGTGTAAAAACATTAAAAGATGGCGACAAAAAAAGACAGCATAAGACTTAAAGCAGAAGCCTACTATATAGAAAACATGGAAGCCTCGCAAAAGGAGGTTGCTACCCTTTATAAAGTTACAGAACTGACCGTAAGCCGCTGGGTTCAAAAATATAACTGGGAGGAAAAACGCATGAATTTTCATGCTTCCCCTACGGTAATCAAACAGAAACTCCAGCAGGAGACCCTGCGTATTATTAACGGCGGGGTTCCCACCTTCTCTGCAACGGGTGTAGAAAAACTTATGAAAGCCTTAGACCGTTGCGACAAACAGGCAGACCCTGTGGTGGTGCATCGTATTTTAAAAGACCTGGATAACTTTATTTCAGAGGTGGACCCAGCCTTTGCTGCGCAATGTACACAGTATCACAAGCAATTCCTTCAACACCGTATAAGTATAGAAATCAATGGATAAAAAATACATCAAACTCTTACAGGATTACGACAAACACTGCCTTCGTATCGCCAAGGCAACCTCTATCAATATCCATGAAACCGCCAAAGAGAAAACAGACAGGATAAAGAGATTAGAAAAAGATTATATCTGCTGGTTTGAATATTATTTTCCGAATTACGCTAAGAAAAAATCAGCTTGGTTTCATGCTAAATTAGCAAAGATTATTGTCAAAAATAAACGACTGAGACTACTAGCGGAGATGTTCCGTTCAGCGGGTAAATCCGTGCATATTGATATGGGAATACCGCTCTATCTTTATTTAGTCAAAGAAGAACTCCGTTTTATGCTCTTGGTGGGAGAAACAGAAATCAAAGCCAAAAAACTACTTTCTTCTATTCAAGCACAACTTCAGTTTAACAATAGATTTAAAAACGATTACGGAGATAAATTTTCTGCTGGAAACTGGGCTGATGGCGATTTTGCTACCACAGATGGTGTGAGGTTTATGTCTATTGGATTTGGACAGAACCCCAGAGGAGCGAGAGAGGAGGCAGACAGACCCGATTATATCGTAGTAGATGATGTAGACAGTAAGAAATCAGTCAATAATGACCGTATCATGCGAGAAAGTGTGGATTTCATCACTGAAGATATTTGGGGAACTTTTGATGCTGATGAAAACGCCATAGAACGATTTATTTATGCAAATAACAACTTTCATAAAAACTCTATCACTAACCGATTGAAGCTTTATTTTAAGGCAGTTATAGAAAACACAAGTATAGAGAATGAAGAGGGAGAAATTATCGATATGGGGAGCTTTGCAGAGGACAACACTCATTTTGAGGTACTTTCGGTCTGTGCCGTTAAAGATTTGAAAACCTTTGAACCTGAATGGCCAGAGAAATCCTCTGCTTCATACTGGAAAAACAAGTTTCATAAAACGCCTTACCGTTCTTTTATGCGGGAATATATGCATACCCATATCGAGGACGGAGCCATATTCAAATATGAAGATATACAGTACAAAAAAGCCCTCCCATTGAGAGAATACGATAATTTATGTTTTTATGGAGACCTTTCTTATAAAGAAAACGCCGATTACAAAGCGCTTATCTTGGTTGGTATGATAGGCAAAGAATATCATATACTATTAGCTTACATGCAGCAAAAAAGCCGAGCCCATTGTGCTCAGTGGCTCTATGACCAATATGAGAAATTTGGACTTGATAAGTTCAATATCCGCTATATGATTGAGGGACTTTTTGCGATGGATGAATTTACCTCTGATTTTGATTTAGAAGGAGAAAAACGAGGTTACTATATCCCTGTAGTAGCAGACAAACGCCCTAAATCTGATAAATACAGCAGAATAGAAAGCCTCTCGGGGTATTTTGAGCGGAAAAATGTCTTTTTTAATTCTGAACAGCATAACTCCGATATGCAGACCCTTATAGACCAATTTCTAGCATTCGAGAAAGGAAGTCAAGCTCATGATGACGGACCAGATGCTGTACATGGAGCATTCAAGTGGCTTTCCACGAGAGCAAGAAAAACATCTAATACTTATGCCTTTGGAGCAAGAGTCAATAATCATTATTAAACCTTTAAAACAATGTACGCAACCCCAGAAGATTTAAAAACAAATCTATACCAATACCAGACACAGCAGATATCAGAAGGAGATGAGGATATTATTTTAAGAGCTATTGCTGCCGCCGAAGAGGAGGTCAAATCTTACTTCTATACCAATGCTAAAAAAGAATATCTGGATGGAAGGCTACGCTATGATGTAGATAAGATTTTCTCCACCACAGGAACAGAGAGAAATCCGCTTATTTTGAATATTGTAGTTAATGTAGCAGTGTGGCACTTTATCACTCTTGCTCACCCAGATATGCTCCATGACTGGGCAAAAGAACGCTACGATAGAGCTATTGAGTGGCTTAAAAAACTAAACAAAGGCGAAGTATCTCTCGGAAACCTCCCTCTTATTAAGGAGAGCGGGAACACCAACACCTCTAATTCCAACGAAGAGCCTTTTGTATTTGGTTCAAGAAGAAAGTTTAATCATGAGTAATCCACTAAAAAATGAAAAAGAAGAATACTAAAAATCATACTAACAAAGCAGGGACTAATAGTCTGCAACCTACACGGAACATCGTACCTAAAGCAATAGCCCGTACTCGTTCTGATGTATTGGTATGGAAAAACGCACTTTCTAATGCGGAAAATATAGATTATCCAAAGATGTTCCCTTACTATAATTTAGTAAAGGACATGAGCCTTGACGCTCACTTGACTTCACAAATTCAAAACAGAAAACTAAAGACTATTTCTGCTGATTTCGTGATTAAAAAAGCAAGTGGAGAAACCCATGAAGAACTAACGGATAAACTACAAAAATCCGTTTGGTTCAATACTATTATAGAGCATATTCTAGATAGTATTTATATGGGATATACCCTTATTGAGCTGAACCGAAAAGAGAATGAAGAGCTGTCAGCGGGAGAACTCCCTACACCTCTGATTACTCTTGTGCCTCGCCAAAATGTGATTCCACAAAAAGGAATTATTTTAAAAGACTATACTGATGAAAAAGGGCTTGATTACATTAACGCACCTGAGTATGGTACTTGGCTTTTAGATTTTGGAACTGTGGGAGATTTAGGGCTGATAAATAAAGCAATTCCGCATATCTTATTTTCAAGGTTTGCTCAGTCTTGTTGGTCGGAACTCTGCGAGATTTATGGTATTCCGCCAAGAGTAATGAAAACCAACACCAGAGACAGAGCTGCCCTTAATCGTGCTGAAAAAATGATGACTGATATGGGAGCGGCTGCGTGGTTCATTATCGATGAAAGCGAAACCTTTGAATGGGCAAGTAATGGGGTTCCCTCAACAGGAGAAGTTTATAACGGACTAATTAAACTATGTAGGGATAACATCTCTCTGCTCATTTCTGGAGCTATTATTGGACAGGATACCAAATACGGAAGTAAAGGTAAGGAGGAAAGTTCCCAGGAAACACTGCAAGATTTAGTAAATGCAGACCAGACTCTTGTAGAGCAGTATATGAACGAAAAGGTTTTATCCGCACTGTATGCCATCGGTGTGCTTCCAGAAGATGGTTTGATTTTTCAATACGACCAAGTGGAAGATCTGAGCGAACTATGGAAAAGAACCGTTGATTTAATGCCTTATAAAAACATCCCTGATGAATGGATAAAAGATAAATTCGGAGTAGAAGTACAAGGAGATAGAGCGGCTAACTCACAAAATTTGGGGTTAGATTTTTTCGGATAAGCCCCAAACTATACTTTGGGGCGCTACACGACACCCTTTCTGGACAATATGCACATTGCGATTGTGAAACATGCAGAAACGCTGGATATATACAGCTTTCAATGGACGAAGAGCCTATAAATGAACTTTTGAATATTACCCAAAAGGCTTTTGATGTTCTTTATTCTCGAAAAAGCTATAAACCTGATGATTTGATGAATGTTCCTGAGTTTCGTGCTGTTGTAGAACATACCGCTGAGATTTTTTCTTCCGCTGTTCCGCACGAAGTACCACAGGAAATGAGAGATTATCTAGAGAAAGATGTTTTTGTTTTTTCTGGACTGAAAACCCATACACAGCTCACAGAAGCGCGAAGTTATCTAAAAGATGAAAATGGAAACATAGTTTCTTATGACAGGTTTGAACAAAAAATTCTAAAACTCAATGAACAGTATAACCGCCACTACTTAGAAGCTGAGTATCAGTTTGCAGTACATTCTGCCCAAAGCGCAGCAAACTGGGCTAATCTCCAAGAAAATACCAGCCGATACTGGCTAGAATACCGAACCGCAGGAGATGAACGAGTAAGAGCAAACCATGCTGTACTGAATGGAATCTGTCTGCCAAAGGATGATGATTTCTGGACAGAGTACTATCCACCTAATGGCTGGAGGTGTCGTTGTGTCGCTGTGGAAGTGCTGGCAAGAGAAAACACACTGAGTGACAGCAAAAAAGCAAAGGAATTAGGAGAGAAAGCAACCACTCATATTGCACCTAATGGAAAAAACAAACTTCAGATGTTCCGCTTTAATCCAGGTGCAGAGAAAAAAGTTTTTCCACCTAACAACGCTTACAATAAAGTGGTAGGAGCAAAAGATGTTAAAGAAACTCTGAAAGAGAAGATAAGAAATGAAAACATAGAAGATACTTCAAAATATGATGATGATATTTTTAAAAAATTTGGACTAAACATAAAAGAATATGCTCAATCTGAAGCCCATCAAAACGCTCTTAAAATCAATAATAAAATGCGCCCAGCAGAAACTTTTTGTGTGAATAGATACACAGGAGATTTCTTTGTTGATATGAATTTTTATTTAAGAAATGGAGGAGAACCCAAAGAAGATTTTTTTGAAAGGTACAAAAAAGTAATGAATAGTGCCTTGGATAAATTAGAATCTTATAAAGGATATGTTTTTCGTGGTGCTGACTTGTCTTCAGAAATAATCAACAAGTATAAAAAAGCTGCAGAAACAGGTGAACCTTATACTGAAAATTACTACTTATCTACTTCAAAAAGTAAGGATATAGTATTTGATAGAAATACATTTTACGAAATTAAGTCTAAAAATGGAAAACAAATTGAGAAACTTTCTTTTTTCTCAGAAGAAAAAGAGGTGTTATTTAAGGAAGGAACAAAGTTTAAGATAAACTCTGTATACTTTGATGAGGGAGCGAATAAAAATGTTATTGTAATGGAAGAAATTTAAGAAATACCTGATTGCATTTTATCATAAAAATGGCGTTCATTCTTCAAAACTTTTTCCAAAACTTCTGGAGAAAGTTGAGAACGTAATTTTTCTTTTTCTTTTTTATAATAAGCCATTATCTCACCCAAGGATAAATTTTTAGGTTCTTTCTTCCTTATTTCATCTTCTGCTTTATAGTATTCTTCAAGTGTCATTTGGCTAAAACTTTATACAAAGTTACAAATAAATTTTAAAACACCTTTAAAAATGATTTAAAAATGACTCCAAAAGATTTTTTAAAACAAACTCTTACTGATATAAAGGTAAAACTTGGCGAGGAGTTTGACCGAAACTTTGAGCGAAAAGCCTTTTTTGATGAAAAATGGCCAGCTACTAAATTAACCTATCATAGGGGTTCTCTGATGATGCGCACAGGAAGACTTAGAAAATCACTACTCAGCCCCAAAGTAACCAGCAATGGTATCATATGGAGTTCCTCTCTTCCTTATGCTGATATACACAACAATGGAGGAGAAATGCGAGTAACTCCGCAAATGCGCAAGTTTTTCTGGGCAAAATATTACCAAACTTCCAACGCCACCACCAAAAAGAAAAACGGAGAGGCTTCTAGTTCAGCCAGAAATAGAAAACTATCAATAGAAGCGGAACAATGGAAAGCCCTTGCATTAAAACCTATTGGAAGCATCATAAAAATAGAAAAAAGACAATTTATAGGAAGCCATCCACAGGTGGACAAGCACATTAAGGAAGTTATCAATCATAATTTTGGAGAGCTGAAAAAAGAAATGGATGCTCTCATGAAAAAAATGGAAAAGAAAAACAATTTACGATGAAACAGATTTTAATTAACATTCAGAACCGATTGGCAGAAATCTCAGAACTTCGCTATATTGACGAAGACTGGGGGCAGATAGACTACTATTCCCCAAATATGCCTGTAAAATGGCCTTGTTGTCTCATAGATATTCAGAGTGGGCAGTTTTCTAACATCTCTAAAGATGCGACTAAGCACCCTAAAGACAGGCAAAATGGCTTGTTTTCGGTAAAAATCACACTTGCTAATATGAAACTGACTAACACTAGCTATTTAGCCCCACAGACACAAAAAGACAACGCTTGGGCTGTTTTTGATTTGGTGGAAAAAATACATCAAAAACTGCATGGTTTTTCTCCTGATAATAATTGTGGGAAAATGCTCCGCTCCTCATTTGGCAGAACCCAGCGAGATGATGGAGTGCAGGAATATGCTGTTATCTATGATTTTGAAGCACACAATGTTTAATCAAATAGGGAAGGTAGCGTTACCTTCTCTAATTCTTCATCGATAGGTGTACTAAGGATTCGATATAGTGTGTCTCTGGAGATATGAAACTTAGGATAGATATACTCCCTATGAATTACAGTAATAGGGATAATTCGGCAGTCATATTTATTAAATTCCTCCATTACGGCCTTGTATCGCCGTAATAAATTCCTTTTTCTGCCTATATCTTGAACTCTAACTCCCATATCGCAAAGATAATAAGCATTTTGCAGTCCTGCAAATGAATTTTTAACGAGTATCAGAATAAAAAAAACCGCCTACAAATGCAGGCGGCCAAAAAATAAAATATAATATAAAAAAAAACAGTTATATTTTAGAAAATTCTCTGAAAAAGTGATTCATTTCACGCTCAAAAACATCAGTATAAATGTTTTTGTCACTTTGTTTTTCGCCCTCTTTCGTGGCGGTAAATGTCCATCGTGAGACAGCAGGTTCACTGACAAGAAGTCCTTCTTGAGCAGGAAGGTTTAGATAGTAACCCTTAATATCGTAGCCTTGGCACTGCAGAAACTTGATAATCTGCGCTTGGGACATCTCTGCTTTGGTATACATCGTGATGATGCCTTGTTCTTCTTTTATTCGTATCATAGTTTATTCTCTTTTTCCATTGTTTTTTGAATTTCTCGGCGGTGCTTTTCTTGGCTCATTTCTTCGGTTGCTTTCTTTGGTAGAAATGCTGGTATTTTTGTAGAGTTTTGACCAATTTTAGCAAACTTCTCCTGCATTTCCTCTGGTAGTTCATGAAAATATTTTAGTGGCGCTTTTTCCTCTTTTTCTTCCTGTTCTTGGGGTGGTTTGCTTCTTACCAGTTTCTCCCTTTCATCAGTTTTTCGTTCCAGATATTGTCCTGCCCAGTCCATTACCAGCATCGTATCAAACTTATATACCTTTCCAAATTCCCCTCTTCGTGCCATTTTGAACATGAGAACAATATCATCAAAAGTTTCGTGGCTGAATTTCTCGTACAAATCTCCTGCTAACACTTGGATTTGGTAGGTTTCCAGTTTATTTCCTGTAACCTCTAAAAAGAACTCTATCACTCGGATAATTTGCTTTATTGTAGCTATTTTTTCGCCCGAATAAATCACAAGCGGTGCGGTTTCCAGACTTTGGCGAATGGTAAGGTTTTGCTCCATTTTAGCAATGGCATTAAAAGCCTGTTTCTTCTCCGTATAGCTCTGCAAGGTCATCAGCGTTGTCGGCTGCGGAGGTTGGGATTTTGTTAATGCTTTTGAAATATTCTCCATATAGTTTTGGGTTGGCTTTTACTTGTTGAACTTCATTATAATACTTCTCAAAATTGCTTTCTCTGAACAAAGTCGTTGGGCAGAGGTAACCTGCCATAGCGGGGTTGTTCTTCCATTGAATGGTTTTCAGCTGGATGACTTCCACGATTTCCTGCGGGGTAAATTCCGCCTTTAAAAGGGCTTTAATCTTAGTTAAATTACTCTTTATCGGTCGGAACTTAGAGCCTGTGATTTCGTTGAGGTTTTCTAATATCTCCAGCTCTGGTGTGTGTAGTTCGGCTTCCATATCTTTTAATTTTCGTTTTCATTTTTTTGTTTTTCGATTAAGAAAAAGTTTCGGGGAACTGTATAAATAATCATTTCACTGTCAAAATGAGACCATGAAGTATCTTTACAGATGCACTGTATCCCATCTTTAATTTCAATATAAATACCTTCGCCTTTCACCTCTAAAACTTTTTCTAAATCTTGGTTTAAAATTTCTATTATATTCATGTTTCTAATTTAAAATTATCGTTTCTTCTACGAGGCTGTCTGCGAGCCTTTTGGCAAAATTCAAGTCTTTTTGAGCATTTAGAAAAGCGTTATAAAGACTTGTCAGCCTCTCGGCAGGGATTTTATTAAAATCATCTTCTTTCGCTGCACGGCAGGCGATGCCTTTTACATATTCTACGCTTGGTTTTTTATTCATCTTTTCAAATACCCCGAAGATAGCCGCTATCAGTCTTTTTCTCTTTTTGTCCAGCTCTCGGGATGTTACCGAAGCTCTTTTGTTCAGCTCGTAATAAAGCTCATCTATTTCAGATGCTGTAAGCTCTTTCGCAGAGCAGGTGCGTCCACTTGTGAAATCATAGATTATTTCTCCTCGTTGTTCTTGTAGTCCCTGTTTGGAGAGGGAGGTCATCAGTGCTTTAAGTGTTGCCATTATGTATTATTTTTTAGGTTCTACAACTACTTTTTGATTATAAAACTCTATATCATCCTCATCTCTGCCTACTTTCCACGCAGTGCCTTTTATTAGGCGCAACACTGCAAAACGCCCATCATATTTGCCATGTCCATGCGTGTAAGCGACTACAACAGCATCATCTGAAAAAATCCACTTATGGTAAGCATTACCACGAGACTGAAAGTTTTCAAGAAGTACGCTATTTGGATTCATGTTTTGAGCAACTTCTTTTGCTCTGTCATTGTTGCTAAATAATATTTGTTTCATTTTTAATTGATAATAATTTGCTCCGCCCGATGGCTCGAACATCGGTGCCTGCCTGTGCGGAAAGGTTTTGAGGATTATTCTGCATACATGGCTTTTACAGCAAACATGCACGCCTCCTCTAATTTTGTCTGCGCAAGGGAAATAAGCCTTTGCTTTTCTCCGCTCGCAGGAGAGGTGTTTCTGTCTCCCCGCTGTTGTTCCAGCCCGTCTATGATTTCTGCAATACGCTTCCTTGTGGTCTCTACTATCATTGGCTCCATTTCTCTATTTCTTAGGCCACATCTTTTCTGTCCTATTGTCATTTTAAATTAGTTTTAAAGGTCATTTAAATTACTCTTGTGGAAGCAGGAAACTCAAATCAATATCCTTTGAAAGCTCTGCACTGGTCATGGATAAAGGCAGGTTTCTTTCTATCCCTACGCCATCTACTTCCCATGCTTCTATAAACCATTTGGATAATTTCGGTTTGTAGGCGTTCTGGATGATTTCCACCCCTTTCTGGAAGTCCGTATCTGGATAATCTCTATCGGCAATTTGTCTCAGTTCCAAAACTTTTTTACTATCCAAATCCCCTTTACCATTTCTTTGTAAAAGGCGGTAAATAGAGGCTACTAATTTTTTAGAGTTTTCATCCTTAACCAATGTTCCTAAGAACTTGTGCACCATTTCCAAACCATATCCTGCCTCATCGGTGTAGCCGTCTGTAATTCGGTAGCCCAGTTTGATACTCTGTTTTCCGTGAGTAATGGTGTGGCTTTGCTGGTTTTTAGCCTTAATGCCCATTGTCTCTATTTTCAGCTTCAAATAATTTTCAAAAGTTCGGAAAGTGACCTCCTTTATTTTTGTAATATCATCCGAAACACTTTTAAGAAGTTCAAACATTGTTGGCACCGTTCCTGCTGCCAAGTCTTCCAATGCTTTTAAATCTTGGGCTTTTTTCTCTTTCTTGGCTTTTTCCTCCTCTTTTAGTTGGTTTTGTAAAGCCTTTTTCTGCTCATCCGTGAGCTGTGTGATGTCTATTGCTGTCATAATCTTTTATTTTTTTGGTTCTAATTTCTTTTTTAAAGTTTTTGTAAGGGTCTGCAGTCTTGCAGTTCTGGAGTAAGATTACTATCACTACGACTGCGAGCATTCTATAAATCATCGAGATCATCATAATAAAGGGTTATCAATAGAATAGATATGAATGAAGTATAAGTAAGGGTAACTATTCCCCACATTATATCTTGTCGCCAGCAAACAGCACTTAACAAAAACCCTATTAAAGCGATTAAAAGAGTGCTTTCCTTTCTGAATATATCAAACAATTTCAAGATATAAACAGCGTGGGCTAATAATAAAATCATAAATGTTGTCATCTCTTTTATTTTTATAAATATTCTTGGTTTAATACACTATTGATTGCTGTTTTAGTCACTTCGTAGTCTTTATACTTTTCAAAGGCTCTGTCAGCTAAATTTTCATCTTTTATGGTCATTTTGAATTTTGCCATTCCTATATCCTCCAATCTTACCCAAATAGTAATAATTTCGTGTTCATCCTCAGGTTCTCTAGTTATCAATACTTGTCCTTTCGGTGTGTTGTGGATTATTGCAAAATCCTCATTCTGTTTTTTCATATCTCTTTATTTTTTAGTAGTTCTTTTTGTTTTTCTAATAGTTTATCCAGCTGGTGCTGTAATTCTTTCCATTCTGCAAGGCTTTCCGCCTCTTCCATTTGTTTCTCTATTTCTTTTATCATTACTTCCAACTCCTCAAGGTTTGGCTCAAATAGTTCTGTCATATCTTTTCAATTTTAAATGCATTAAGGTTTTGAATAAAGTAAGGTTTGCCGTCTTTCGATATGCCTTCTTTTCCATAGATGCTGAAAGACACTTTTACTCGGTGACCTGGTTTGAAATCTGCTAACTTTTGAATGTTATCATTTGTGAATTGTACTTTGGCTGTATTCTCATACTTTTTGCCAGTTCCTTGCTCGTAGGTAGATGTGTCTAGTGTTACTTCTACTTTAGAGAATGTTTCGCTTATCTGCTCTTTCTCTCCGATGTTTTTAATTGCTCCGTAAATTACCATTGTATACTTATTTTTAATTAGTTTCTTTTAGTTCTGTTCCGTGATACAGCAGGGCTTTTTCTTCATCTATCATAATATTGCCACCTGGGCACCTTCCTAAAACAGTCACTCGCATTCCTTTCGCTTGTACTATTATTTTGCTCATCTTTCGCCAATATCTTCCAGCTGCGGTATCTGGCATTCCTCTTTCCTCATGGCTTACAAAAATTATCAGCTTATCCTGGTGTTTCATCATCAGTTCTTTCAGCTTAGCTTTTGTAATCTCATCTACATACTTAGTGATGTTGTCTATGAAGATGATTTTTTGACATTGTCTTTTCTTCATTCTTTCCTCTATATCCTCCCATTCTTCATATTCTATTATTTTAAAATTCTTATTGGTGTCATTGATACCCATTCGCTTCATTGCTCCTGTGAAATGCTCGCTGATACCCTCTTCTGCGGAGATATATAAGACTTTTCCAAACTTTGTAAGGTAGTTTGCCAGCATCAGCGCAAAGGTGGATTTCCCTTGTTTCTCATCTCCGTGGATTATCCAGCCTCCTGTGGTCTCTGGATTCCCAAATACTTCCTGCCAAATCCCCTCAAATTCAAACTTTTTAAACTTCTTAGAATAGGCTTGTTTTACACTTAATGCCTTCATTATGCTGCTTTCTGTATTTTTATTAAGGTTTCTAAATATCTAAGGCTCTTTATTCCGTTGTCTTTTTTAGTGAAACACTTTTTTACAAGGCTGTTTATCTTGCTCTTGTCCTCCATGTTCTGGACTGCTACATCATAAAAGAGCTTTTCATAGAATTTCACTTTATCTTCTTTCACATCGGGTGTTATCCCTCTAAATTCGGAAGCGAAGCGGTCAAAGATTTCTTTATATCCTACCTTGTGATTGTTGATACCTCGCTGTATTTTCGCCCTTAGTCCATCAGCTCCCATCATATACCAGCCACAGCGTCCGATGGTTCCGTTTATCAATCCTTTTAGTTCCAAGAATGCTGCGTAATCCAAATCTCCTGCTTCATCTATACAGATAAATACTTTCCCTAGATTATTGATGTAGTATTTTAGGTTGGCTAGGATTTCATTATAATTTCCTATGTCTCCGCATCCTATTTCTCTAGCTAGGGCTTTTATGAACAGCCTTTTTGTTTTGCATTGAGAAGCGTCCAGATAGAAAGCGTTTCTCATTTTAGAGACTAATATCTTTGCACAAAAAGTCTTTCCTATTCCGCAGTCGTCTACTAATATCAGAGACTTTGAGTTCTGCTGGCAGTAGTTAAAATCATCTTGCAGTTCAAGGTAAACATCAGTCTCTACGGCGTTCCAATTATCATTATCTAATGTTACATTTAGTTTTCTTCCTATCGTGAGCCATTGTGTAGGGGACAAAAGCCCCTCTCTTTCGCCTTTTTTTAGTCGGCTGAATACTGCTCCATTGATATTGAGAGTTTTAGCATAGGCACTATCCGATCCACTGTATCGGCTTTTACCTTCTATTATCGCAAGAGCGATGGCTTCTTTTAGTTCTGTTGATATTTCCATAACAATTATTTTTTTATCTAAAGTTTGCTGAAAGCCCTTTTGAGAGTCTTCCTGTTTGTATTGGTATTTGTTCTGTTTCTTCGGTTTCGGTTTCTATCTTCTTAGCTGGTTCTTCACGAGGGGTGTAGCTTTCCAGCCCTGGAATGACAAATTTGTTATTCAGCACTTTGCTTCGGCGGTCTATCACGGTCAGTCGGTCTATATCATTCTTTCTGTCTCTCATGTAGGCGTTTACAGTGTTTTCATATGCAGACATTATTTGTCGGTTGATTTTTCCTGTATCGTCTAGTTCATGATAAGCACGGCTGTAGGTAGGTTTCGGAAGCAGTTCACAGATAAGCATATCATCATAATAAACCATCGCTTTCAGCACCTCTCCATCATTCCCATCCAGCCAGAAAATCTCAAAGCTCTTTCCTTCTATATATTTCATCAGCCTTATCAAATCCTCTCCAAGGGCGATTTCTCCAGAAAGAGCGAGCAGATACTCACTGCTTCTAAATTTTACTATACCAGCATTACAAGATGTTTTGGTATTGTAGCCTAGATAAGGAAGTATCGCTCTCCAGTTGGTAGGTTTGGTTTCCTTGCTCTGCATCTCTGTGAAGACTTCCCAGCGTGTTTTACCTTCGTGGCGGCTGTGCTCCATATTATTCCATTTTTGTATGTCATATAAGGAGTTCATTATGATTTGCTCCTTTGGTAGAATAATATCTCCTTCGGGTCCCTTTTGGTTGTCTTCTTTCCTTGCAAAGGGTCTTCCGAGCCAGCCCTCTTTGTCTTTTTCAAACTCATATCGCAGTTTTCCGAAATACCGCTCTACATGTTTTGCTCTTGCCTTGTTGGCTTCTATTCTCACATTGTCAAACATCGCCCCGTTTTTCAAGAAAGTATCTCTAAATGATGCATTCAAAGCACTTTCGCATTCCAGACCGAGAGGCAGGTTAAAGCCCCATTCAGTGTAGTTCCTTACCATCTGGCGGTAGAAGTTTAGGATAAGTCCCTCCTTGGTTTCTCCGTATACCCATGTTGTCCATGCTTCTGAACCAAGGTCTATTCCCATATAGAACCACAGCCTTTTGCTCTTATCGTAGAAGAATGGAGGCTGTCTGTCATCTATGGAGATGAGCACTCCTGCTTCTTTCACTTTGTCCAGACTGTGATACGGTACGAACTGCTGTATCAGTTTCTGGCGGTCTCCACTTCGTTTTGCGTAGGTTCCTATCTTGTTCTCCCATCTTCCCAGCCAAGCGATGATGCTGTTTTCAGAAATCTGCTTAAACTTCTTTCGGTCTGCATGGTCGTAGATTTCTCCTGTGGTGTGGTTGATGATTTCTACACTGCCGTCTAAAAACGCCTGATATTCATCTGCTACCTCTGTCCTTGTTGGTTTGGTTTCTCGCCCTGCGAACATGTCATTCAGCAGTTTTATCATATCATCAGTCATTATCTTCGCATGTTTGTTTTTTAGTTTTTTAGAGACTAGACTTCCGAAATTAAAGTCCTTTTCATCTCCTTTTAAAAACTCTTTAAATACCCTTGAAAACTGCCTGTCGCCCAGCTCTAGAGTATGGGCTCTGCCGTGTACTTTGGGCAGGTATTCATTGAAGGTGATTAGGTCTATCCTTAGGCTTTCCATGATACCTGTTTTCTTACCTCCTTTTAGTGAGAGCCTTTCTTCTTTTAGTTTCAGCAGGGCTATCAGCACGCTGGCGTTAGTGATATATTCTTCTTGGTATTCTATTTTTAAGTAATCGCCATCTTCAAACTCATAGGTGGTGTAGAATGCCGTAGCTGCAGGATTTATTTCCCAGAACTTCAGCAGGGGGTGGTGCATCGTACGGGGGTCGCCTATGCTGTTCTGTATCTCCTTTGGCAGACTATCAAAGTCTACCAACAGCTGGCGCCCGTTACCTCCCGACTGGACTTTCTTTATTCCGTAAGGTTTGTCTTTATATCTGCTTATCTGCGTTTGAAGCGATTTTAAACAGTTATAATACTTCGGAACAAGCTCGTCCTTGGTTACTACTAATATGTTACCCCATTGGTGTGGCATTATTCTTTATTTATTGTCTTTATTTTGTTCCCGCTGGGGACTCGAACCCCAGTGTATGCCCTTCGGGATAAATCACTATATTTGTGGTGTCTAATCAAAAATTACAGTGATATGTTTATTCAAATTTTTACTAGTATAGATACTTATATTTTAGTAGCTGTTTCTGAAATTTCAACCATTGAGAAAAAAGGAAACTACGCTGTGGTCACTCTCAAAGATGGTCGGGTACTGGAAACAATGGAGCAGTACGATGTGTTAATCGGTAACCTAAATGCTCTACTTCCTCAGCCAATTGATTTAAAAATTTCTCCTGAAGATTAGCAATAAGTTTTAGGAGCCTTTCATCTACTTTATCTATAGAAGTTGTTACCTTATCTCCTTTGGTGATGATAACTTCATTATCAGCGACTGCTATTTGAGTGTGAATGTTAATTCTCATTTTAAATAATATTTAAAGTTGTTTTAATTTATTTTTAAAACCGCCCAGCATTGCTATTGTTTATTTCCAGTTTTTCGGGCAACTGAGCGGTGGTTATTTTTAAAAGTGCTGTCTGTTACCAGATTTCTAACATTTAATTGTGTCAAATTCAAACAGCACTTGTCTGTAAAAGCCCTGTATTTGTTTATTTCTTTGGTAGATTACTTGCAACAGGGCGGAGTATAATTTTAATTTAGCATTCTCCTAATGGAAACTCTGCCTCCATGTTTCGCTCTGGCAGATAGCTGATCCTTTTACTAGTCCATACTTTTATTCCTAAAAAATAGTAGTGGGTTCTGATTTCTTCTTTGTTGCTGCCTAGTGTGTAGTAAGTGTATTCTACTTTTCTTAACATCTGTTTCATATCTATTGGTTTATAATTGTTTTCATTGCGTTCTCTGTAGCCTGGTCTATTTTCTTGCATAGCTCCTTGTAGTCTCTTAGTACATTGTCTGCCATCAGCCCCTTTCGGTCGCCTTTCAGTATCTGGCGAACATATCTGGCAGAGAACCCATACATCTCTGCAATTTTATTTACTGCTAATGGGTGGTATTTTTCTCTTTTTTGCTTACTTTTGTTCATTGTCTTTATTGTTCCTTTTGTTGGCACAAAGATATAGATAAAATTTTATCCAAAACAAATAAAAAGATAAAAAAATGACTAACATCAAGGAGAGAGTATTGTATTTTATTGAAAATCAAGGAGAAAAAAAAGAAACTTTTTTTGAAGATTTAGGAATGTCTTATGCTAACTTTAAAGGAGTTCAAAAAAAATCAGCACTTGGGTCTGATAAAATAGATAAAATTTTATCTAAATATCCAGATTTAAATTTAGAATGGTTATTCTCTGGTAAAGGCGAAATGTTAAAGAGTGGGAATACTAATACTGAAACCAGCAAAGAGGAATCAGTAAAGGGTATTCCTCTCGTAAATGCTACTGCTATAGGAGGATATGGTAATAATGTGTTTTCTTTTGAAGAGAGAGATGTTAAAGATTACTATGTGATTCCAAAATTTAAGCATAAGCAAGTAGATTTCATGATAGAGGTAGAGGGTTCCTCCATGTATCCCAAATATAACAGTGGGGATGTGGTGGCCTGTCGTATCATAAAAGAAAGAAACTTTATACAATGGAATAAAACCCATGTCATAGCTACAAGAGAACAAGGGATTATTATTAAAAGAATAAAACCAAGTGATGCCCCTAACAGTCTTTTAATGGTTTCTGATAATGAAAGTTATGACCCTTTCAATGTTCCAGAGGAGGAAATAGAAGGTTTGGCTATTGTAGTCGGTGTAATCAGGCTGGAATAGATCCAAATGTCCAGAACAGAGGTTGTGTGTGTGCGTTTTTCTGTAACGAAAGCCTTTATAAATCCCTTTAATATATTGTTTATCAGTATTTTAGTTTCTTTTGTGGTGTTTTTGTAAATGTTGTTATAGGGTATTGAGTTTTACAAAAACGAACAAAATAGCCGTTTGGTTTGCGCTTAAATATATCCCAATTTAACAGATAAAATCAGTTTTTGAATACCCAACTGAATACCCAACCGAATACCCAACTCCTAAAAAGTGCGTTTTTTGTAGTTTTTACAGCCTGTTATATAGGGGTGCAGAGCAGGGGTGTTTATTACTTATGACATTTAACAAGAAAAGCCCTATTTTTAGGGTTGTATTGGTTATTTTAGAGCATAACAATGCCCCTATGGTAGTAGGGGCATTTTTTTATGTTTTTAGGGGATATTTCTGCTTGTTTTATCCTTTATTTGTCGGCTTTTATCTATAAAATGGGCTGGTTATTATACTTGGCTATATTTGACCAGGGCTTTTTGGCTTTTTTTATTATACCCACACTATACAAAATTATACATACTGGACATTTGGTTTTCATCTTTTTTTCTCGCCTTTTTTCTCCCCAATCCCTTTATTCATAGGCTTTTTTCAGCCTTTTTATATTCCTTTATTTTAGACATTATGTTTTGTTATAAATAAAAAAGAGGAAGAAAATTTTTAAACCTAAAAAAAAATAGACAAAATGAAGAGGGTTAAGTGGTTGTTATATGTTTAGTTTGTTTGTTTGAATGCCTTGGCTGGAAAGTCAGGGCATTTTTTAGTAAATTGCACCAAAATTTCAGGAATGATATTAGATTATCTCAGTCAGCATGTGACTATCAATGAGGCGATTAAAACTTTCTTCGCGCAGGAATGCACCAGAGAGTTTTATGAAGAAGGCAGCGAAATAAGCGGCTG